CGACTGAGTAAGCCAGGTTCGATTATGAACAGGCTGGCTGAGTGGTTGTCCAAATACCCAGAAGTTCTTTTCAACAGGACAGACCATACATTTACATTCCCCAGTGGCGCTGTCATTACGTTTGGCTACCTCGACTCACTGGACGACAGGCTTCAATATCAGTCAGCAGAATATCAGTTTATCGGATTTGACGAATTGACTGAGTTCAACCTTCCGTCAAGTGAATACAATCCGTATCTTTTCATGCTGTCTCGGTTACGCAAGACTGACGACATTACAATCAGGCTAAAGATGCGGTCTGCGACAAACCCAGGTGGGCCGGGTCATACGTGGGTCAAGAACAGGTTCATCACCCCTGCATGTGAAGACGCGCTGGAAAGCGGGCTGCACGATACTATCTACGTTGGGTCGAATGATGAAGAGGTTAAAGACGAAATCAGAGCATTTATTCCTGCCAAGTTGGAAGACAACGTGGCGTTGGAAGCAGAAGAATACAAACGGAACCTTGAAGAGCTGCCTCCGATTGTTCGTGCAAGACTGCTTCACGGAGACTGGACGGTTCAAGAGGATTCATTATTTGATCCAAAGGATTTCCGTTATTATACAACGCGAGGCAACGACTATCTTACATTGAACATGAAGCATCCGTACAGGACGGCAATCGACGGGTGTAGACGATTCGGAGTTCTCGACACGGCTGGAACAACTCCATCGGAAATCAAGAGAGGGACTGATAATAGTTGCTGGTCTGCGCTAGGTATATTCGACTACGACGCAACCGAGAACTTGCTGTACCTCGTCCACGTATGGAGGAACCGTGAAAGGTTCAACGAATTGTGTAGTTCGATTACTCGCAAGTCGCAGGCGTTTGGGTGCAGTTGTGTTTACATTGAGAAGGCTCACTTTGGCGACGCTGTGCATGACGTTATGCAGCGTGACGGGTCAGTGCGAACGGAGCTGCTTTCAAGGATGAAAATGCCGAAGGGTTTTCAGGAAACGGACCCTGCGAAGGTAAAAAGAGCGACCGCTGCATTTAAGCGGCTTGACAAAGGGCTTTTGTTTTTCCCTGAGTCAGCAAGTTGGCTTCACGATTACACGTCTGAGTTAATGTCGTGGACTGGTGATCCGAATGAGGAAGCTGACCAGATTGATATAACGAGTTACGCATGTATGCTCGTCGAAAAGGCGATACCTGTAACAATGAGTTTAGGTGCGGCATCAGGTCAGGGCATGTTCGACGATCTTGTTCCGCAGTTTTTGGATCAACCCATAATGGAAACCGGCCCGCAGGTTTTCGATACTGTGTTCGGCGGCGACCATAACATAGGATTTAATTAAATGAGTTTAAGCACATTATTGAAAGGGTACTTTGGTAGCGGAGTAAATGAGTCTGACTACGTGCGAATCGACGGGTCAACCAATTCGCTCCAGGTAATCGACTATGCCCATCACGAGATTCACGAGGGTAGTTCGTTTGTCGCATCAAAAGTGTTCACGGCCCCGGTTGGCGGGAAAGTGAATATCGGGATGATAACGCCGGCTGGTACGACAAATCTTATTCATCTCACTTTCTCGGTAATATGTGACGCTGCATACACAGTATCCTTTTATGAGGCTGATGACTATGAAGGCGGAACATTGGTTACCGGGTATAACAGAAACAGGGAAGTAGGAACACCACCTGCCGACCTTGACATAACTCACACAGACACAGATCAGGGAAGCGGCACTGGTACGGAGTTGTGGACGTTCGCTGGCGGGGCAAATAAAACAGTAACAACATCTGGTTCTGACAGACATGAGTTTGTTTTGGAAAATGAACAGTCGTACCTGCTCGAGGTAACTGCATCTCAGAACGATATTGTTACGATTGAACTTAACTGGTACGAACATACCGATAAACATTAAGGAATAGCGTAATGGCTACTTTTATATATGCAGGCGACGCACTAGCCGTAGCCCAGGTTGGGACTGTGCAGATAACCGGCATGGACGGTACACCGTCGAATACGACGTATATACTGACCATCAACGGTAAGACTGTATCAGTGGTTGGCGATACCGATGAAGACACGACAGCCGAAGCGTTGAAGGATGCGTGGAACGCATCGACGCAACCAGAGTTTGCGGAAGTGACTGCAACACAGTCAACCGATACGATCACGTTGACAGCCGACACGGCAGGCAAGCCGTTTACGGTAGTAGCGTCAGTTTCAGGCGGGACGGGAACGATAGGCGCGTACTCAGCAACAACAGCCAACTCCGGGCCTGAAACATGGACCGCTGAAAACGTAATCAACGAATCAACCGGCGCTCGCGCGTTGCCTGGGGCGCTGGATACTATCTTGTTCAAAGATACCAGTGCAAACCTGAAGTATGGACTTGAAACAAGCTGCGTCGCATTGAACGCTATTTTCTATCCATCTTACACTGGCGAAGTCGGCTTACCCGCCATAAATAGTGACGGGACTTATGACTACACTGAATACCGTACAAGATACTTCACTATGGTAACTGCATCAGCGACAGTTACATGCGGGCTCGGCGGCGCTGGCGATGGAAGCTCAAAGATCAGGGTGGCAGCTGGAGTGACGCTCGATGTCAAAGTGTATGACACGGGATCATCGTTGGACGATCTTGGTGCATTTGAAATACTTTGCGATTCAGAATCACTCGATTCACTCAAGGTGCTTGGTGGTGACGTATCAGTCGATTCCAGTGATACCACGGACTCGATAGCGTCGGTAATAGTAAGTGGATCAGGGTCTTTGACAGTATTTTCCAGCATGTCGCACATGACAGCCGTTGCGCTGAACGACGACGCTACTTTTATTACTTACGCCCCTGTTGACTCGTTGATTATGAGAGGCAATCCAAGTGCAACGATTTACAGGGTCAAGCCGAGTGCGACTGACGCCGACTTCGCGGTGTACGGTGGATTGATCGACATAAAGACTGACCTTGCGGAAGTATTAAATAGCTTAACGCTGTCGCCTGGCACTGTTCTCGACACTAACGGCATCACTGGATCACTGACGATTACCACGACGACAATGAGTGCTGGATCGTCAATCGTGGACTCGGGGTCACATGTTACATTTACCAATGCAATCGATCTTGGGCTTGCTGGTATCGAGGATGTTACGCTCGATCTTGGCAAGGGATACGACATTCAAAAATCATAGAGGATAATCATGGACATTAAGCAAAAGAACTTCCTGAAACCCGGTTTTTATCGCATTGGTCATCAGGTAGTAAAATTTACGTCTGACCAGCTCAGGGGGCTTCGCAACAGGACAAATTCAATGATTAAAAAAGGCGTTGCCGTTCCTATGCTCAACGGCCATGCCCCTCCAGGGTCAGTTGGACCCGGCGACAGAAAAGCTACCGACAACTGCGGGTGGCTAAAACACATCACGCAGGAATCAGACGGTTCCCTTTCGTTTGTTTCCAACGTCGGAGACGAGTCAATCCGAGAAGGATTGAGCAACGGCACTATACGGTTTTCCTCACCGGAAATCGGCGTTTACGTCGATGGTGTCAACCGGAATCACGGAGTGGTTATTCGCCACATGGCGCTAACGCCGTCTCCGCGAAATCCGGATCAAGGGGAAATTGAATGTATTCAACTATCGGAAACCGACTGGGTATCCGAATCGGTTGACGAATTTATCACGTTTTCTGAAATGGAGTCAAGTATGACCACAGAAACTATGGAACCCACTATTGCCGATGACCTGATGGCGTTGGCGAAAGATGAAGGTGTAGAGCTTCCGGATACCGTTGACCTCAACACGCCGGAAGGGCAGCGCCTTTTCATCACAGCTTGTCGTAACATCAAGAAGGGTCGAACCGAGGGTGCTACCTCGCAAAACCCCGAGGGACTTACGAAAGGCGAATCGAAACAGGTGACGCACGAAACTGGAATGACTGGCGGCATGGTTGGTCAGTTCTCCGAAGACCCTGCAATGCTTGAGCGCATGCAGGCATTGGAGAATGAATTAGCCGCTGCGAAGTCGTCGCAGATTCGCGCAAACCTCGCTGGACGAATTGAGGGATCGAAGATCGCTCCGGTCATCCAGCAAAAGCTGTCGGCTCGCGTCGAGAACTTCCAGTTCTCTGACCGGGATACGGCGTGTATGAGTATTCCGGAAGTCCTCGACCTGATTGAAGAAGGTTACAAGGACTTTGTGCAGTTCGGTGATGTCACCGAAGAAAAGCATCCGGACGGGAAGCAGGCGCTGGACACAAACAGCCCTGAAAGCCCGCTTGTTCACACCACGGAACGCGCCCAAGAAGTTGCGGCTGAGTTCCTCGGCGTGAAGCAAGAATAACAACAACAACCATCCTAACAATCATAGGAGATAAAATATGATAGGTTATGGACCTTGGGGCGTCCCAGGCCCCCACTCCTCGGTAGCTTCCGGGGAAGCTCAGATTTACTGGCAAGGCAGATTCGGTGAGTCGAATCTTGCCGAGGCGGCTGGGCTTATTAATAGCGATGTTGTCGATTCTGGCAACACGCCGACAACCACCCTGCGAGGCGGTCTTGTCATGGCCGTTAAGTCGAGCGCAGCGGCTGACGGTGGAACCATGATTGTCTACGATCCGGACGCGACCCCAGTTGCTGACACAACGGGCGGGTCTCGTATCCCTGGCGGTGTCTTGCCGCAATGGATTCGGATGCTGGACAACACTGGAACCGCCGCCGATAGGATGGCTTCCATCATCAAAACTGGCCTTATTCGGCGTGACGCGCTGACAGGGCTTGATAAACATGCCGAAGCTGTATTCACACGGCATGGCATGGTTTTTGACGACGCTGGCCCCAACGGCGCTGCGATGCTGGTACATCCTCTGAGTACATACGAAGAGGACAGCACATCGTATACCGTTACTGCCGCCGACAATGGCAAGATGCTTGTTGGTAACAACGCAGCGGCTGTGACGTTCACGCTGCCAACCATCGCTCATGGTCTCTCGTATGAGATTATGAATTACGGCGCTGGCGGTACAGTCATTGATGGTGCGAGCAACTTGGTTGTTAATGGTAGCATCACTGTTGACAATCTCACGCTCGACAGTATTGGTGACCGTGTTCGTATCCGAGCGGCCTATCTTGGAGCTACTCCTACGCTGAAGTGGATCGTCGAAGACCTCGGTGGGAGCGGCGGCGTTGCAAAGCTTCCAGATGGACACGCCGCTGGTGCTGTTGGTACAGGCGGTTCATGTGCCACCTATCGAAGCATCCGTGGTAATGATATCGTTACTGAAATCCACATGGACATTACTGGCTTGTCCAGCGTGGCAACTGCTAACGATGTCATTGGAGCTGCTGGTAGCGCCGCTTACATCGGGACTTACACCGAAGCTGCGTATGGAAAGGTATACAAAGTAGAGATAATCTGCCTTGAATTGCCAACTACCGGCGACGACGATATCAACGTCGTCTTCAACAGCTCTGCAGCGCTGGAACTCGATGGCGCTGGCGGTACGAACTTCGGAGTTAACTCCGGTGTTCTTGTAGCTGGTACAACTGCTGTTGGCCTTGCTCAAACAGTTACGGAAGCTGACTCGATTTATCTTACGGCTGGCGCTGGCGACACTGCCGGTGCGTATGACGCCGGTAAGATCATCGTTCGCATCCACGGACTGAAGATCAACGCAACTTAACATTTAACGCAACTCCGGTTGCCTTTATATAAGGAAAAAAACTATGTCGTATAGTGCTTATGACATCCTGCAACCGCAGATCATAACGGGAGTTATTTCAACGATTTCCCCGCCAGCTGTTGCGTTGCAGAAAATCTTTGGTTGGGAGGCGTTCAGCCTTGCCGACCAAGACAGCTCCATCTTCGATGGGGCTGTCCGGACAGTTCCGGAAACGGACTCGATGCAAGGCAATTACGAAGATATTCCTACCCGCACAGCGGCGTATGACATCTTCGATTACAGCCGTAACATCGGTTCCGTGTCGAACCCAATGACGGCCAACTCGATGATAACTCCTAAAGCCGTTGGTAACGTGCCCTATACGCTGCCACGTCTCGCGGAGACCATCAACCTGCCGCTTGAGCGAATCTACCAGGACCAGCGCCCCATCGGTGGACCTGTTGCTACGCTCGACAGTCGTGGTGAGCGATACCTGAAAGGTCAGATCGCCTACCAGTATGAGCGAGTGTCGAACCTGATTGAGTTCCAAACTGCATCGCTTCTGCGAGGCAAGTTCTATCTCTATCAGGTTGGAAATCAGCTGCTTCCGTCATGGACGGCATCCAGCGGCACAACTTATCCGATTGCCACTGTTGATTACGGTCTTACCGACCCCGGTAACGACCTTGACAACATCACAGGGCTTTCTGGTATCGACGCCGATGGATGGGATGATGCCGACACGGACATCCCAGCTGAAATCCGTAAGATCAGCAAGTTCCTCGAAGCCCAGTGTGGTCAGCCGCTTGAGTTGATGATTATGAACTCGACAACTTTGTCGTACATTCTCAACAACACGGCGGTTCAAAGCCAAGCGGGTTCGACGTTCCGGCCCTTCGACGTTTACGAGCGCGTAAACTCCAGCAACGACCGACGTTACTCGCTGGTACTGCGTGGTGTTCCTGTTGTTGATATCGTGGTCATTGACTACGGACTCAACGTATGGGACACGTCGGCTCATACGTTCACAACCCTGATGCCCGATGGCGGCGTTGCCTTCCTGCCGAAACCTCGGCCCGAGTGGACAACGTACTATCGTGGTTGTGAACCAATTACGCTGCGTCCCTACGGTGGACAAGAGAGCGTTGTACAGCCCTTCGGCATGTACATGTATCCCTATGTCAAGCCGAACCCGGCCAGCATTGACCTTAACTGCAACCACAATGGTATGCCTGTGTGCTTCCGGCCCAAGGCTATCGTTTACGCAGACGTGACGAATCCGAACTAAGAACTTCCTCTTGCGCCCCGCGAGCCCGGCATGTAATGTGCCGGGTGAGCGGGTTTTATAAACACTATGGCTACATACTGCACCACTGACGATGTAAGGTCTTTAATCAGCATTGAAGGCGCGTTGGCTTATTCGGACGATGACGAGTCCGGAGCTAACAGTGCAGCTGAACTTGCGTACATTACAGCAGCTATCGAGTGGGGTGCATCTCAGATTGACTTCTACCTTGTACGAAGATACGACCTTGATGATGTAACGTCGTCCAACTTTTTGAAGTTCGTCAATGTAGTATTCGCCGCAAGGAATCTCGCAGTACGAAGGTTTCAAGGAATACACGAAAGCATTGGGACGCTGTACGACGAAGCTGTGGAAATGTTGAGAGACATCAAGGCTAATCGCAGCGACATTCCTGATGTAATTGAATCATACAACCACCTGCCGACCGTTACGAATTACTGGACTCAGTTCTGGTCTTCGTCAACACCGATTCGCGTCGTGGACGGGGAATCGACCGGAAGTGCAGATTGGGACGGGCAGAAGAAACGAACGATAAATCCATCTGGCAGGGGATTGGACTGGTAACAATGGAATACAAAGTCTACACCGACATGAATATCGATAGCGTCATTGACGTTATCAATGCAATTCCTCTTGAGATATCAGGTGCGAAACCTGACCGCGAGGGCCTTGCGAGAGATGTCAAGTCGCGTGTAGCGTGGACAATGTTTCAGCATATATCGCAAGCGTTTGACGATAAGAGCCGAGGCGGCGCTGACGAGTCCGGGCTAAGGTGGAAACGAAACTCTCCCAAATACCTTGCCTATCAAAAGGGCCGAGCGCGCGCTATGCGTATGCGGTCAGACATGCGACCTAAAACATGGGAGAACGGTGGTGCTGGTTACAGGACAAATCGCAGGAAGCACTTGAACTCAACGCAATTCAGGTTGTGGAAGAAAGTATACAACAAAAACCT